GCTGCTTCTATTTCATCAATATCTGTTAAGTGTGTAGGATGATATGTAATCCAAGTACACCCTGTCTCGCTATATATAACGCGCTTAGTTCCTGGCACTGTCTCACCCAAGTAAGGAGCTACAATTTTTTCTCTCTCGTGAACACTGGATACTTCACACTTTCCAGATACCACGCTAAACAGGTGCTTACTTTTATGCAAAGCTCCTACAACAATACTACCCGCTGGCATCACCATCTCTCTTGCATACATTCCGTCAGAAAAGTGGTGTCTTGTTATTACATCTGCCTTTGGAAATTCCTTTATTATCTCTTGTAACTGGTAAATACTATCTTGGGTTACAACATCATTCACGAAGACTCAACCTCATATTGTATGGATTGTAAGTGAAACGGTGTAGCATCAGGTACTGTGATCTCTGGAACCACTTCTGTTAGCCAGCCATTGCCACCATTCTCGTCTTCTATAATACCAGTTCTAGGAGTAAATGGGGTATTCAGTGGCGTATCCTGAGCATCGCCAAACTGCCTAATGGGTACAGCATTGCCATCAATATAGATGCCTGCACTCTCATACACACGCAAGTTAATGTTAGTAATCTTCTTGCGCTTCATAGCGTTTTGTCCACCGCGAGTGCCAGGGTTGGTGTTAAGCGGCATAGTCTTTACTTTAACTAAAAAGTTTAATCCAACCTCTATTTCTCTAGTGACAAATCCTTCAAGCTCTGCGGCAGTAAGTGTTATTCCCCAGTTGTTGCCTGCGCCAGTTACTACTCTATCTGCTAAAACATCTCCGTCAGCTAAAACACCTACTGTATAGCCAGCCAATCTTACGCCTTTATCAATAGGGAAAAAGACCATCTGCCCAGTAGTAGTAGCTGTACCTTTAAAACTAGACTCCAAAAGGTAATCAAAATCCCACTTCTCAATATCTACAGAACCCTGATTGGCACCTGTAGTTGTTCTTGATGTAATTAAATACAGGTCATCGCCAACAGCGGAGCAAGATTGCAACGTGTTTTCTCTAGTAAATCCACCTCCAGGAGCGCCAACATGAGGAGTCCATCGAGTAAATCCATTAATGTCTTGGTTTCTCATTGTGTTAAGAACAGCAGCAGTACCATCTTCATTAATTATAAATACCCAGTTAGCGTCTTCTGTTGTAGTGCCTGACAAAATAGCAAAATCTTTTGGGCTGTTAATTAACTGAGAAGATAACACTGACAAGTCATTAGACGTATAAGCATCTTCATTAAAGCTGTACAAATATTGGCGAAGTGTATTGCCATTTTTATCTACAAACAAAGTTGCGCCATCAACAGATTTCGCTTCTAGGTTAAATGACCCATGCTGAGTTTGAGCTTCTACTTCAATAGTAGATGGTGTTAATCCTTTAACTGTAAATTCTGCACCAGAGCAAAAAACCTGAAGTCCTCTGTCTGGATTAATATCTACAATATTTGTTAGCTCACGAGAATCAATGGTAATAAAGATACCGTTGTCATCATCACCTTCAATGCTGTAGAAATCTAAAAATGATCCAGCTCTTGAAGCAAATAAACTTTGCTGTCTTGGCTTTACACCTCCAATCCACAAACGGCCTTCAAAGAAAACCCCTTGCTTTGGGTAGCCCCTCTGAATAATATACTTCCACTCAACAGTTCCATCGGTAATACTAGAGGCTGTTCCTGTAGGGCCGGCAATTCGTACAAAGTCCCATGTAACAGTTCCGTCAGTAATTCCAGTCCCAGTTCCTGATGGGCCAGGAAACCCGCCTGTTGTTCCAGCTACAACGCACTTGTAAACATAGCCGTTATTTGCTCTTTCAGTATTTAAAGTAATAACTTGGCCAGCTTGCCAAGGACTTACATTCTCTGATGTTCCTGCTGTAATACAAGAATACCACTCACCAGTAATTGACAATACCGCGTCACCAATAGAAAACGCTGTATTTGCTGTCCATGCAGGAGGCTTAACACTCCATACTGGCTCATGTCTTGGAGAGCCTTGTTGAAAAATTGCAAAAGCTAAAGTCTCATTAGCTGCGGCATTATCGTTAGTAGAAAACCCAGCAAACAATTCAAACTTATCGGCAGAGTCATTAGCTATTTCAATGCGGAATGTTGTTCCAGTAGTGTGTGATACTGTTACTCCAGTGTTATTAAAAACAGGCATTTCTTGCAAGTTTTTTTGCAGATTAAAAGCAGTTGATGACCGTTCGTCAGCACTACTATCGCCAGCATAAGTTATATTTTTACTTAATACGCCTTGTACATCTATCTGATATGTTTCACCAGAGGTAAACCCAGCACCAAAAGTTACATCTTGAATAGCAGTAACAGGCTCAGGGCTATATTCATCGTCATAATCCCACTCAGGAATATTAGCAAAAGGAACCTCACCCGAAGTAAAGGCATCAGCATTGTCATTGCCGTCAAAAATAACTCGTTCAGGTGGGTAGTCGCCATGAAACATTAGCATTACGCCTTCTGTTTGAGCAACCTTAACGTCCTGTATATCTGCCTGTAGGTAAGGAACAACTACGTCAGCAACATAAGTTGTATTCGGATTTCCTGCATGGGGAGTCCTGTAAAAGCGCAAGTTTTGATTTGTTAGTACGCACAAATAATTTTGATCTGCCGCATACTCCCAAGCAAATGTTTTATTGCCGGTAAAGTTAGCAGTTCCAGTTTCTGACTTAAAACCAAACTCACCAATGCGAAGTCTGTATGCAGCCCCAACTCTAAAGTCACTTGTAATTCTCCAGTATTGCTTTTGCAAGCCATCAATCTGGACTCTGTGACTTCTTTCAGAGGATGTGTCAATACGAAACGAACCAACTCTAGTCCAAGTATTATCCATCCCGCTATCTGACCATTCTATAAAAATATTACCGGCTCGGTCATATCCATTAGTTGCTGGAGTTTGTAATACGGTTACGTTTCTAACATCAATAAACTCAAAATTTGGAGGGTTTCCCAGCAAATTATATGTAGCAATTGTCCAATCTTCTGTTGGAGAAAAGTTTGCATCAGTTATTGAATATGTGTTGTCGTTGCCATCATTTATTGTTAGTGGATTTCCACCCACAGTTTGACCGCTAAACTGCCCAATAAAAGGATTAATGGCAGTCTGCCTAATAAGGGGCTTAACAACCGTATCTATGAACTTAGTTCCAGGTCTACGCTTAACGCCACCTTGAGGGACAATAACTACATTATCAGCGGTCTGTGCGCCTTTGTAGTATTGCTCAAGATCGGTACGGCCCATTAGTAATGGTGACAACTCACCACTGGCAAAGCTGGTTTGCTGAAATTGTGACTTAGGCATTAGTACCTCACGTTAATAAATGGGCGATCCTGGATAGGTGTTTGTGGGTGTTGCTGTGAATCCGTGTATCGGGCCATACGACTAGCGTTCAAGTATTGCTGCGCTAGTGTTTGCATAGAAGAAGCACTGTCACGAATAGAAGGTGCAAAGTCCATTGCTAAAGCGTATTCAATCATTTTTGAGAAGTATGCAGGCCAATCAATTTCTGAAACATTATAAATGTAATCAGCAAATAAATCGCCTTCATAATTTACATATACCGCTTGATTTCCAGCTGGCTCTGGCGAAGTAATTTCTTCACTATAAACTTGATAAGGAATGCTTGGAGATAGTCGAATCAGTGATACCATATTAAATGGAAGCCTATAAACAGCAGACCAATCAAAAAGAGGCACTAAAGTTCCTACTCCTGGAGCGCCAGCTCTATAAAGTTGTTCTTGTCTTCGAGCAAAACCCCAGCGAAACTTACTGAGTTCACTCTGAACAATATTGTCATACAACGTTGTGGCTACAACTTGAGCGCGAGTACCGCTAGTCAAAGATGTTAATGGAACATCACCAATAAGAATGAGCGCACTATTAATTAACTCTAACTTTGAAGCCATAAAAAACCTTTAGATGTAAAGAAAGGGGCCACCGGAGCAGCCCCATTCAGTTTTACTACTTATGCGTGTGGTACTGTAGTACCGGCAGCTACTGCAACAACACCTGCTGTAATAGACT